TTGTGCTCGTGCGGTATCTCTGAATGATCCGTATCTAATATATTACTTTCAGGGTGAGCAAAGTCAACGGTAAATAAGTATTTACCATGGTGCCATTTTTTGTCTTTTCCTATGTATTTACCAGCTTGTGCCTCTAAAATATCCCAAGTATGAACAGAAGGATAATAACTGAAACAATTCCAAAGCTGAAGCTCGTCCAGTCTACGCCTAGGTACATCGGTAACTTTGAAGCCACGTTGTATAAACGCTGTAATTGGGAGTCTATAAAAGATCGCACCGTTTTCCATAATTGCATGGAACAGAATCGATTTACCAGTGATTGCACTAAGGCCGAAAATAATACAGTCTTCAACTTCGCCATGATGACTTTTAAGATCATATAAATATTCTCTCCTTATTTGAGCATATTCTACAGGAATGTTTGCATTTAAGTAAGCCATAATTATCCATAAATATCACCCCAAGTTTTGCCTGATTCATAATCGACTTTATTGGGAACCTGTAGGGTAACAGCATTCTCCATAATTTCAATTATTTTCTTTGCCGCGTCATCAGACTCAACTGAAATGTCTAGTTCATCATGTATTTGTATGTGTGGTATGATGCCTTCATTATATAAATCCACCATGGCTTTCTTTGTCATGTCAGCTGCGGATCCTTGTATAAGTTTATTCAAAGCTTTATATGTGAACGCTCTCCTAATTCTACCTCTACCATAAGTTCTTTCAGCTTCTTCAAACTCCATAGGTTTATGCATACCAAATTGATTTGGCTCCCATTTACTAAATCTACATCTACGTCCTAACAAAGTTCCTATAGATCCTGATGTCTGAGCTGTCTTTGATGTGTAAGTCATTAGATCTCTTACAAAAGGTACGTTGGTATGATACGTATTGAATAAATCTTCAGCCTCTTCCTTTGTATTTAATCCTAGTTCTGCCTGTAATTTAGCTTTACCCATACCATAGAAAAGACCCAAATTGATCGTTTTAGCTTGTGTTCTAGATATATTAGCCATGTCTGCTACAGTCTGGTGGAAGTCTACAGTGTCATCTTTAAATTTATCCACAATACTTGAAACAGAGTTATCAAAGCAAATTGGTTCTGTGGTTGCAGCGTAGTGTACCACAAGTCTTGGTTCTTGTTGACTATAGTCAAAACAACCCCACTTGTGATTTTTCTCTGGTATAAATAAAGATCTTATCATAGGGCCTAAGTCTTTATTTCTTGCAGGTATCTGCTGTAAGTTTGGATTAGAATAACTAAATCTACCTGTAACTGTACCACCTTGATCTGATCTAATTGGGTTTATATCTGCATGTATTCTACCTCTATATTGATGTTTTAGTATGGTATCTATAAACGTTGTGTGTGCCTTGTTTATCTCTCTAGCTTTTGCTATATTCTTAACTATAGGGTGTTGATGAGTTGAAAGGAAATTTTTTGTAAATGAAGGTGAGTTTGTTTTCTCGGTTCTGGCGTAAGATAAGGAAAGCTTGTCGAATACTTTGGCGATCGATCTTGCTGCCCATATTTGAACATCTATTCCTGTTTGTTTTTTTACTTCTGATAGGAGTAACTCTTCCTGTTGTGATAACTCTTGCTTCAATTTATGAGCACGTTCGACATCGACACACACCCCTCTAAACTTCATGTCTATTAAACAAGGAAACAACTGTGTTTCTAAATCAAATATGTTTGTAAGATTTTGTTTTGATATTTCTCTAGATAAAACTTTAAATAATTCTAATGTAAGTTCTGCATCTTTCTCTGCATAATTACCAACATACATTGCAGGTAGTTTGTATAGTTCTTTTTTAGGATCTATACCCCAAGACTCTGCAGCTTCTTTCAAAGCTTTTTCATCTTTCACCTCACCGAGATAATCAAATGAAATACTATTAAGTGTGTACCATAATCTGTTTTCATCAATCAATGATGCCATAACCATAGTATCTATAATATGTCCGTTAATAGGTATGCCGTATGCTCTTATCCAACATACATCATACATTGCATTGTGAAATATTTTTACAGCATTAGTTTGACAAACTTTTTTAAACCATTCTAAAACAATTCGTTTGTCCATATTACCACCGCCTTCATGTGCAATAGGATAATAACCAGACCAACCTTCTGTTGCCACAGCAATACCAACAATCTCTCCTCTACCTTGTATAGCACCAGACCCTCTTGATTTTAAGTCTGTGTCTTTTGTCTCTAAGTCAATCGCGATATACTTTGCATCAGATAAATCTGGAAAGCTTTCGGGACAATCCCATTCTGTTTGAGCTGTAAACATTATTTCTTTTTAGTATCTTTTAACTTAAGTATCTCTAATTCGCAATAGTGAATTATCTTTTCTAGATCTTCTATCTTATTTTTAGATAAATATCTACAGACATACTTCACAACACATCCTTGGAAGAAGGAGAGGTTATTTTTAGAAATAAACTCATACGGCTGTATGTGAAAATTTTTATAATGTGAACCTCCTACCTGCCTTGATTGTGGAAATGCGCTTTCTAAATCGCTTCTGTTTGTCATATTACTGGTCCTCCTATGTTATATTGATATTCATAATCTTGATTGGTTATGAATAAGTTTTGCTTTGCTCTTGTTATACCTACAAAGAAAGTTCTATGCTCTGGGTCAGCATCTATCTGCGCTGACTCGTATATAATTCTTTCTAAATCTGTAAACAAAATTACATTATCACACTCTTCACCTTTTACACCATGTATCGTAGATAATTTTATTCTTGCTGGTTTCATTAGATCATCTCCGTTCTTTAGAATCGTTCTAATGTAGTCTTTACTTGCTTCTGGAAAGTTCAGTGTTTCCCAGCCCCCCGTCGCTCGCAACCCGTGATGTTCACGTAGACCCTCGATGTTAATTGATTCTATAGTTCCTAGAGTCTTGCCACCTGCGTATCCTCTTTCTAAGTGTCCTTGTTTTACTGTAAGATATTCCCAAAGATCTTTTACTTCATCTTGATTTACTGAGCCACCTTGATTTAATCTTATCCAGGTTCTATATGCATTTAACATTTTATTAGGTAATAATTCCTGAGCCTTAGAATCAAATCGTAGATTTAAATCATACAAATGTTCTCGTAATCTCTCCATCATTTTATTTGTTCTAGTCAAGATAAACCAATTTTCTTTCGATAGATCTAATGAAAAAAAATCTACGTTATAAATAACTTTACCATCAGCATCTCTTGGTTCCCATTTTTTAGCTAAACGAGTTGTCATGTGAGGAAAGATAGACTCTGCTAACTTATGTATCTTACGAGGTACTCTACGTGATTGTACCTGTGGATCTAAGTGTCCTTTTAAATCAATGAATATGTTTGGGTCAGCGCCTTGAAATGTATAAATAGTTTGATCATCATCCCCTGCAATGTAAGAACGAGTACACTTACTTTCTATGTAAAAGAACATGTCCCACTGCAGAGGACTTAGATCTTGGGCTTCATCGAGGAAAACAGCATGTAGTGGTGGACACACGTCTTCCTCGACAAATTTAGAAATCATATCAGAATATTCAAACATACCTGTAGTATCTTTGTATGATTGTAAATCTGAATAGATTTGTTCGGTTAGCCAGATGTCTGTGCTGTAATGTAAATCAAGTTCTACAGCTGCATCACTTAACGACATCTTTTTATTCCTCGCATATTCTATAATTTTCATGTGATTGTTTTTATATTGTGGATATCCTGATTCATTTACATAACTTTCAAAAGATAGATCAGAGCAATAACTAGAAAAATTTTTAAAACCTTTCCATCTTTCTCCTTTTAATAAATACATAGAAGTATCTAGTTCTAGTTCTCTGCTACCAAAAGCATGCATGGTGCTTACGATTATCTTATCGTTTGTAATTCTTTTTTTAGCTTCGTTAGCTGCAGCATTACTAAATGCTATGTATGCAATCTTCCCAGGATCTGTTTTGACTAGATTTAATTCGTTATCTAACAGCTCCATAAGTCTATGTGTTTTACCCGTGCCTGGTGGACCAGGGATAATTATTCTACGCAAAAGGTGGCTCCTTCATCTTTGTCTTTCTAACAATAGGTTTGTTTACGTCTTGTTGTTTGATTGAAATATAACGAACACTCTTATTATTTATTTTACCTGGTATCTCTTCTGCTCCAAATAAAGTTTCTAACATCCTAGCAGTCTTGGACTTCGTATATTTTTTTGTATCCCATAGTTTAGTTCTGAGTATGTATTTCCAAAAGTCTTTAAATTTAAAATAAGTTATACCTTCTTCTGTATATGCAAGTCCTCTCAGTATATCTTTCCAATCTTTACCTGGTATCTTCATAGTATAATCAACTAGTAATTCTTTTAGCTGCACGTCTATCTTTGTAGACTCAGGTGCTTCTATTGGTATTGTATTCTTCAATAATTTATTTATTGCCTTTCTCCAAATCAACTTACCAACTGGTGGCATAGCTTGATTGATTTGTTCTAAACATTTTAGTGAGAATCTATCTGGTTCATGTAGGTCCTGTGATTCTACTTCTACTTGTTCATCACCTATCGTTACGTAATACAAAGGTGGATCAGAATCATACTTCTGTATCTCTTTTATTTCTGTTTCAGGTACACCATCACCCACACCATATTCTTGCATCACACATTTTTTAGAATTGCAAAATGATGCAATAGGTTCATCTTTACATTTATAATTATATTCTTTGCCATCAATAGATTTAATTAATGTATCTATTTCTTTTTTATCTAACGGTGGTTTACAATACGAATCATTGTATTTAAAAATTCTTATATCCCAGTCTGTATATCTTTTTTTACAATACACACCAAAGTTATACATGGCATTGTTTCTTTGGCCGTTTGGTATTCCTTGTTTTGCGATTGTAACCAAACATGGTGGCGCACCTTCTAGTAAGTTGTCAACTGTTTTTTCTTCTTTGATTGTTAAATTTATTAATTGATCTTCTGTTAATTTTACTTTATCATGCGCTTCAAAAAATTCTTTTAGCGACATTGCTGAACCATCTTCTTTAATTGCATAACGAGTTGTAAGTTTAGAATTATGATACGGTAGATTTAAAAAACTACCTGTGCCACCTTTATGCATATCTACTTTATTCTGTTTTGGAAATATCTCTGCATTAGAATAACCTAATTTTGCAGCCATATCTTTTAATTTACTTCTAAACAATGCTGCCGGTGCAAAGGTTGCTGTAAATAAAAATACGTGTGCACCACCAGACTTTGATCTAAATACAATTAAAGGAAACTTATACTCATTTATCTTTTTAATTAATTCTTTGTGGTCAAAGCCATTGTATAAATCAATATCTATACATGCCCACTGACACTTATTCTGTTCGTTGATTGGAATAATACCAAGGGCAGGTTCTTTACCATCTAAATGCTCTTGGAACATTTGATCCGTTGGTTGTTTTTTAATTATAAAAGATTTTGTTTTGTGTTTACCTCTATCGTCAAACTCATCTGTTTTTCTAGTTTGACCATATGCGCTAAACGAACCCGCAAATATACTTATAAATCTATCTAATTCTGTCATCACCACTTTGTGTTTCGGGGGGTGTGGAGTTATGGATCACAACCCCCAAAATCATTTAGCCTCTGTTAGCGAAGCTAGTGTAGAACTTCTTTGCTCGTTCATACATCTTTGCATCTTCTAACATTCCGACTTTCTCTACGTTGTAGCCATACCATTGATTACCTTTGCCTGTATTTAATACAGAAGATAATTTATATATGTGGCTAAACGATGGTGGAGTATATGGACCATTCTTACCATCTAAACTAATAGACTTCATCATGGAATTCCATTTTCTGCTAATCTTACCTTGAGATGAACTCATAGATATCATTGCAGTTTCAGATCCTCTATCACCTAGAATTATTACAAAGTGTTGACCAACAGTTAAGATATAATTACCATTCTGTAATCTATCTTTACCATCAGGTCCTTTTGTAGTTTTATCTAGAATATCTGAAGTGTCTGGATAGATCATCTCAGGTCTACCTGAACCTGTTCCATAATCTGCCCATTCTTGGTACTCCAACTTATAGTAACATGGAATAACTTGTATCCCCTTGTCACCATCATATAACTGTTTCGTAACAGTGTTTAAGAACATACCAGGTTCTGCACCTTCTACATAATTTTGATTACGTTTCTGTGCTTCTGCTGATCCGTTCTGTAAAAGTTTTAAGATAGGTGGAGCCAGACTCTCTGTCTTCACATTCTCAAAACCAGCTTGCGCATCTGCTTCAAACAATGAAGCTGAAGGCAAGTTTTCTTTTTTAGTTGCTACTTGTTTCGCGTCACTCATTTCTAGTTTCTCCTTGTAATTTTCGTTTGGTTACCCTCAAACGGTTTAAATAAGTCAGACGGAACATCTTGATTTGCTTCTAGACGCTCTCTGACCATTGCTTTTAAAGTCTGGGGATGAACACCAATCTTTTGGACTGGCTCATACCCCTGACCTTTTGCAAGGACAGCATATTCTGCCGCCTTGTTGTCTTCGCCTTTACCAAAGGTAACGGTAATATCATTTTTAATAATATCACCTAAGCCGTTGTTACGAAGCCATTTAAAAGCTGCCTCCTGTTGTTCTGGAGGTATATATGCGCCGTATATTTTTTTAATCTCTACGGACTCACCATCTTTC